CCATCGATATGGTCAACATCAAACTGCTGGCAAGTTCGACGAACGAGATCCACTCGAGTATATTCTTTACCCAAATATTCAAAGCCAGCTTTTACGTCTTTGTAAACATCACACCACCGCCGCTTTGACATTTTACAAACAGGCTTGAGATGTTCTCGATAACTATCCCGTTTCCATTGAGTACTCACCCGCCCTGACATCTTGCGAAGGTGGTGTTTAATACAGTGTTTAGTTTTACTTGCGACAGGTAAGGACGCATCAACAGCTTCATTACAACAGCCTGGCCAGTTACAAGTCTTGCCATTGGGTTTGAACGCTTTCAATTTAACCATTATTTGATTCCAAAGCCGTGACCTTTCATAATGAAGTTATTCATTGCGAGGATAATACGATCTTTACTCAAAGATGTCAACTGGTTAATCATTGTATGATTAGGAACCCGAGCTTCCAAAATCATCTTGGTGCAATACTCAACCAGCTCATCACGAGACATAGTTGTTGCTACCGAGAAGAATTCCAGTTGTTGCTGTTCTTTGATCTTAGCGTTCCGCATTTGTGTGCTCTCCATAAGCGTTACCCCACCTTTATAGATGGGGTTCGCTCAAAAGTCAACAGTTAAGTTCGATTACCAGCAAATTGTTGCTGCATCTTGATGTAGTCCAAGAACTCATTCTTGACAGATGGATTGAAGAACTGGCCTCGTAGCTCACAAGTCTGAGTCAACGAGCTATGTGCCAAGATGCCACGATTCTCGCAGCAGCCATGGGTAGCTTGGATGTAGACAGCAACATCCTTAGCACCAGTAGCCTTGACAATCTCGTTACAGATGTCCTGAGTCAGCTCTTCTTGCAGAGTGCCACGACGAGCACAGTGCTGTGCAATACGAGTGTACTTTGACAGACCAATAACCTTAACACCAGGAATCAAGCCAATGTAAGCTACACCTTTGACGGGTTGGTGGTGGTGAGAACACATAGAAAGCAGCTCAGAACGTACAACAATCATCCCGCTGTATCGAGTATCAGCGTCATCGTTAGGGAACGCTGTAACCGCCGGAGATCGAGTGTACCGCCCTGATAAAGTCTCGTTAATATACATCTTAGCAAGACGACGAGCAGTGCCTTTAGAGTTAGGATCGGTCTCACGATCGATCAATAGTGAATCAAGAACACCTTCAAACTTCTCTTCCAGCTCATCAATAAGCAAAGCATGCTCATCTTCATTAATAAAGCTAGAGATGTTATCGTTAGCCCAATAGCGAGCACCATTGCTCTTCAATCGGTTCTTGATCTTGTCAGAAATAGTCATTACATATCCTTTACATAAATTCGTCTAATGATGAAGGCAGAACCTTAGGTTCAGGTTCATACAAATGTTTGATTTGTCTAATTATAGACATTTCCTCAGCATGGTCAACACAAAACTTAACAATCTCAATGATTTCGTCGTAGCGAATATCACGACATTCTCGAGCTGGTTTACCCATAATTGCTTGAACGACATCATAGATGTGTGCAATTGGGATTCTGCCTTGAGGATGGTTGGGATGGTCAGGAAGGCGGCCCTCACATTGTTTGGCCGCCTCCTGTACGTGTTTGTGAAGCCGTTCTCTAAGCTCCGGTGTCATTGTTATGTTCCGATAGCATTGCCAAACAGATAGACGTGCATACGACCAGAGACATTGTAGCCACGCTGGAAAGCCATACGAGCCACATCACCAGCAGTAGCAAACTGCTCTTCTTCTCTAGCACCAACAGGCATGATTGTCACAGGATAATCTACACCAGCAGCACGGAACATCTCGATCACTTCATCAAGCTCATCCCACTCTTCTTGAGTTTGACCAACCACAAACTTTAGCTGACCTTTGTGACTGAGATTGTAATATTCTGCAACAACATCAGGACGAATAGCCTTCTCACGCTTCTCACCAGCAACTGTCCACAGCTTAGGCGATACAGAGAAGAATGCTTCCGACATGAACAGAGGCGAACCAACATACTCTTTGAACTCTTTGGTTAGCTTCTGAGTGCCGTTGGTTTCCCATGTAACAGATGCAGGAATGTTAGATGCTGCATTAAATACAGTCTCGGGAATAGGACCGCCAGGCATCTCGCGCATAGCTTTGTAGATATCAATGAAACCTTGCTGTGCATGAGGCATCAGAGGCTCACCACCAGTAACACAGAAGTGTTGATGTTGCTTGCTCTTAGGATGGCGGAACCAACCTTCTGGATTGTGTTCGTTCTTCATGCTGTCGATTACCTTCTGAGCAATCACAGCACCACTCTCCTTATGCATAAGGTGACGGAACTTCTTAGACCACGTATACGAGCTGTCACATCCTTTTGACCATACAGGAAGATCCTCAACACGAGTTACCGAGTGAGCATCAAACTCATCGTATGGTAGCTCATAAGTCTCAGGCTTAGTTGGATGCTTCTGACCAAACCCATCACATTGCAGATTACACAGATAGAATCTGATCCAAGCGGTTGGGACACCAGTATAGTGTCCCTCGCCTTGAATACTGTAAAAGATCTCGCTGTATACGTATTCTTTATCGCTCACGAATTATTCTCCTTCGTAGATTGCAGAGTTAGCACCATGCTCTGCACATTCTACACTCTCAACCCAGCAACGTCCACCAGTCATTCGTTTTACCAAGTTATTAGCATAATTGTATGCATGGTAAGCAAACTTCTCAACCCCAACACCTTCGAGAACGGTTATCTCTGCAAGACCCTTTTCTACTAGAATATCAAAATCACTAAGGTGAGGATCTTTTGCATCAAGGACGATCTTATGGTCAAACATTTCTTCCAGCCATGCCTTGAGAGGCTTCAACCCACCAAAGTCAACAACCCAGTTCTTGTTGTCTAGCTCATTGCATCCAAAGATAAACTTGAACTGCAAGCTGTATCCATGTAGGAATCGACAATGTGAGTGATCAGCATGAGGCTGACGGAAGCAAGCACTCAAGCCAAGATTGTGTCCATACGTTTTAGTTGAATAAAAAGCCATTATTTAATCTCCAATTTCTTAATACCAGATGCCCAATTATCTGCTGCATCTTGAACATAATGCATTGACTTATTGGGGAATTCTTCTGTGAAGAAGCGATGACCGCCTTCATCGAAATACTTAATATACAACGATTCGTCCTTAGAGTCAAGGTGGATTTCGCACCAACCTTTACCCTGATCTGGATAAACTGTCTTAATCTTCTTACCCATTAACATACTCTCCTGCCATTGGGAAGATCGCTGAGATAGCTTCTGCAATTGCTCTAGCAACTTCCATGTGTTCCTTTTGCGTTCCGTTACCAGAGCGCAGCTCGATATAATGAATCCATGAACGAAGTGATCCCTTCATATACAGCTTTGAAACTGTATTACCTTCGGGAAGAACTGCACGTGCCTGCTCTTTAGCAATACCATTAGCAATTGCCCATTGATACGCTTTAGTTGCCATATCAATAACAGCTTGTTGCGCACCATCCCACTGATGCTGCAACTCTTCGTCGTCTGTTTCAATTGAATTCTGACGATTGGTTGGATCTTGCAGACGAGCTTCCCTCAGAACAAAGGTATTGTCAAGATCGTTAGGATCCCCGTATCGCTGACTGAATTCTTGGAAGACAAATGATCTGTGTCGGAGCATTTGACGGGCAATGTCTCGGGTTGTTTCAACTTCAAGGGTTGCGTCTGCCATTTCGAGTGGAGACCAGTGTTGCCATTCGATAAGTCGTCGGATGAGTCGCTCTGCGTTGTCGAGTTTGTATTGCCCAGCAGGGTTAGATACTTTGGTACAGTAGGCAATAAGCTCAAGTGCCGTTTTAAACTCACCTTTATAACTCTCCGCTGCTTGAGTGTAGCTGAACAGGCGTGCTCTCATTCCGCATCCGCCATTTCTTTCTTGTCGCCACCTTGGCGCTTCTTCAACCAAAGTTTACCATCGATCTTGGTCTTAACCATCTTGATGATTGGCTCACCCTTTTTGTTAAGGATCTTGGTGTTCTCAGGAAGAGTGATCACAACATTCTTACCCTTGTTAAGAGCTCGGATCTGGTTCAGCAAGCGCTGGCCAGGATCAGTGTTCTTGGTGCTGATTGACGACACGCGCTCACCCTTTGATGTGTAGTGCTTGCCAGATGATTTTTTACCACCCATAATATAGTTCTCCTTAAAATATGATATCTTTAAACTTGTCGGTTACTTGAGCAGTATGACCTTTGTCCATCACTGGACCGTCTTGCACAAGGTTCTCTTCTGCGTCAGGCGCATCTTCCAGCTTCATCCGCGAACGGTCAACCTTAATAACAAATCGTTTGTACTTATTTGGATCGTTGTAACGATTCTTCAATTGCTTAACAAGGATGTGACCCTGTTCAGCGAGCTCATCATTTGAGATCAATGCAAACATTAAGTCTGCTGTAGCGGGTAGTCCAAAAGACTCGGACGTATCTTCAAGCCCAGGATCTGAGCTACCAAAACCAGCACGCGTCGTCTGCGTTGCAGACATGATCGGAACGTTGAATTCGACAGCAAGGCCTCGCATCTCCTCTGCAATTGCTTTGATGTACGTATAAGAGTTAATTGACCCTCCCATACCTTTCATCCGTGAGCTTGCACAGATATTCAGATAGTCAATGAAGATGATGTCTGGAACAAAGTTCTTCTTCAACTTTAGTTCGTTCAGCAATGCACGAAAGTGTGATACGTTTGCTTGACCAGTAGGATACTCTTTAATGATCAGCTTACCATTGGTCTTGCTAGCAAGATCGTTGACTTTAGTCACCATGATCGGCTTAGGCAGATACTCAAGCTGATCGATGGGTATGTTCAACAGGTTAGCGTCAATGCGTTCAGCAATACGCTCTTCTGCCATCTCCATAGTGATGTACAGTGCATTACGACCCTGAGTCAGTGCATTAGCAGCAACGTGACACATAAACAGAGATTTACCAACCCCAGTGCCAGCGAGAGCAATATTAAGAGTCTTGTTAGGTAAGCCTCCTTTTGTAATCTTGTTAAAGTAATCAAGATCAAACGGAATGCGAGATTCCTGTTCGTGGTAGAAGTCATATCGCTGTTCAACGTTTTCAATATAGTCGTGCCCGATATTCGTGTCGAAAGAGACCGCAAGCGCCTTTTGGAGAATATCGGGGAGGGCATTTTTAGTAAGCTCTTTATGCTTACCATCAATGATTTGAATTGATTCCATAATTGCAATGTGCACCGCCCTGTCTTGGCACCACTTCTCTGTGGTATCCAATAGCCATTGTTGATTGATTTGTTCGGTTGAAAAGATACTCGGAAGGATCTCTAATGCGTATGTATAATCGCCATTATTGATCCTTTCGTTACCATCAATCTCAATCTTGAATGACTCAAGCGTAGGCAGCTTGTTGTACTTGCCAACAAACCGCCCGATCTCTTTAAACAACTCTCGATAGATCCCCTCAAAGTAGTCCGGTCTAACGAATGGCAGAACCTTCCTCATATACTGATCATTAGTCAGGATATTACGAAGAATTGTCTGCTCAAGGTTGATTGTCATTTATCATTCCAACTAAAAGACTGTGAAGAATATAACTAGCTACCTTTTGTAGCTCAGCATTGGTAGATTGTACATCAGGATCAGGGGTGTAGTCAAGCGTAAAATCAAACTGTACCATCAAATCATCATCAGTAAAGTTAACATCGCCAAAATGAAATACAGTTTCAATGAAATTTCCTTTGAGGATTCGAACCTTCCAGTCGTTGTTTTCCCCTGGAATTAGCTCATAGTCTACGTTCTGTTTCCACTCTTCAGTTACTGGAGTCTTGGTCATCGAATACAACGCTCCCATCTACAATGCCACTTTTAATAATATCTTGTAGGATCTTAAAAGCAAGATCCTCTAGCTCTGGTGTTGCTTTTTCCAACACACCATCCTCATCAACTACATCAAGCAAGAATTTGAGAGTGTTGTTCTTACCGTCATACTCAATGTTAGTAAACACCAGCTTCTTATCTTGGTGTTCACCTTTCAATAGCACAACTTGCCAGAACTCTTCTTCACCTGCAGCTTTAAGTGAGATCACTCTGTAGTCAACCTCATCAAGCGGCTTATTTAAATCAATCATCTGCTTCCTCCACGATAGAATCCATATCAACCAATGAAGCATGGCCGATGGTGTATTGCTTTTTAACAAACTCTTTGAAGTCTGTTGCGTCCAAGATAGGCTTCCAGAACTCTTCTGTCAGAGTGTCCTTCTCGCGATACTTCTGTCCAGTGAGTTCACCAGATGCTTGGTCAACGTGTTGATACCAACCATTAGATGGTTTAGCCACATACTTACCAGCAAGAGCAACTTCAAGCAAGCCAGACCAACGTTGAACACCACCCTCCCAGCTAACTGAGATAGGAATCTTTGACTTTTCTTTAACATACCGAGATTTTTCCACATTGATAATGAAGTGATAGCCTTTGATCTCTGTTCCAACTTTATCTTGCTGACGTCCCAAGATCCAGATGTTATCTGCAGAGTAGTAGATACCAGTACCACCACCAACGATGTCCTTAGGGAACAGGCCAATCTCTTTATATGTGTGGTTGATAGCAACGAGCGGAATGTTCTTCATCGCAAGGTAAGGAGTACACATACGGAACAGACCCTTGAGAGCCTTTGCACGAGACATATCTGCAACAGACTTCTCGTTCAGAGTGTCTTCCATCTCTTTCTTCGATGCCATGTTACCGATAGAGTCAATCACAATGATCACTTCATCATCACGAGACAGCTCTTCAAGCTGGCCAATCATGTCGAACTTCAACTCTTCCACGTTGGTGATAGGAGTATGCAGCACACGAGAGGTGTCAATACCAAACTGCTCAAAGTACGACTGAGGCGAACCAAACTCTGAATCGTAGAACAGCATTACAGCTTTGGGGTGAGCTTTGAGATATGCACCAGCCATCAGCAATGCAAAAGATGTCTTGAAGTGCTTAGAAGGACCTGCAAGCACAGTCAATCCTGGCGCAAGGCCTCCATCAATCGATCCAGACAACGCTACGTTGACCATAGGAACGTCAGTAGGAGTCATCTCCTTATCGTTGAAGAACTTAGAGTCAGACAGAACCTCGGTCTGCTTGATCTTAGAGTTCTTCTTTAGTTTGTCCATAATTGACATTTTGTTCTTTCTCTCTTTCATCTAGTTCGTATTTCGAGCGGTATGCATTATTGATTCTAATGCATTCTTTCAGCAAAGTCAACCGGTTACTGAATGATGCAAACGCAGCAATATCCTTTGGGAAGCATGATCCTCCAAAGCCTTGCTTACCGTCTGGACCTGGCACCTTAGTGTGACTATGACCCACTCTATCATCCAATCCAATCACTTTCATAATTGGAGCAAAGTTTGCAAAGTTTGCATCCGCATCACTAACAGCATCATATAGTTGATTGAAGAATGTTACCTTCAATGCAAGAAAACTGTTAATAGCATACTTAACAAAGCTAGCTTCCTGAGCTGTCATAAAATAGCTTTGGCATGGATTACACAAGCTAAATGTGCTATACAGATCCTGTGCTAGCGCTGTGGCTTGTGGATAGCCTCCAAAAATGTGAAACTGTGGATTAACAAAATCTTCTTTAGCAGATCGTTCCCTTAAAAATTCTGGATTGTATACTACACCTTCATATGCGTACTTCTGAATAATATCTGGTGTCACTGTTGACTTAATAATAATCAGTTTAAGGTTGTCCAATAGCTGTAGCTCGTGCATAACACTATCAAGAATGGTCGCATCAATGCTTCCATAATCCCCCATTGGGGTTGGAACACAGACAAATGCAATATCAATGTCGTCAGGCAGATCTTTTGCAGTGGTCCCATATTTAGGATCGATAATAGTTTTCTCAACCATGTGGTGAGTAAAACCATAGTCTACAGCTTTACCTGCAAACCCATGACCAATAATAGCAAGTTTAAGTTTCTGAGTAATCACTTAAATCATATCCCTTTTTATTTCCCGCTGTTGTAACTCGAAGTCTCAAATCACTAGTTGAAAACCTATGATCACGCTTGTTGAAGTATATCTCAATTCCACGTGAGGCACAAATAGCTCGTCCCGTAAACTTACCAGACTTATACTCTTCACCGATGATTCTAACATCTAGATGGTATGTCTTTAAAATATCCTCAAGATCTTCTTCTGTCTGATATGGAACAATTTCATCGACATACTTGACAGCTTGTAGCTGAATAAACCTCTCTACAATTGTTTGAACAGGTTTGTTCTTCTCTGGCCTGTCAATAGACGGATCAATCTGTAGTGCACAGATAAGATAGTCACATTGTGTCTTAGCTTCTCTCAACATTGCAATGTGGCCAGCATGTAGCAAATCAAACGTTGAAGCTGTTAGTCCAACTTTCATTTATACCCTACGCTTTCCCGCTTGATATCGTTATGATTAAACTCAGCCCAGTATAGCTCAAACGCAACACCCGATTCCAGACACTCAAACTGATGGTAAACGCCAGGTTTAACCTTAGTGTACTCACCAGCTTCAAGAATCGTTTCATCTACTAAATCATAATCCTTTTGCCACACCCTGACAAGCATTTTTCCGGACTCAACAAAGAATCCGTTCCATTTATATTCATGTACATGCTTTGAGCATGTTCCACCCATGTTCATCTCAATACGGTGAAACTCGAGCACGCCGTTTGCTTCAAGCAGCTCGGTCACACCCCACACTTTTCCAGCTTTCATTTAATCATCCTGAATGTTTGTACGCATATTCCAATGCATTGTTTGCTTCAATATCTAATGCTCGATTCTGATACTTACGTGAAGTGTCTGCGTCAAGCTGTTTAATCAATTCTACAAGCTGGTTAGCTGTTAGAGGATAACCCCTCTTAACTGCATTACCAGCAATCGAGATCATAATCTTGTAGATCATTCTGTAACGACCAGTGCCATCAATCCCAGCAATCCCAGTCCAGTCAGAGATCAGTCTCTTGTTAAGGAATGGGCAGTCTTGGTAGCTTGTCCAGTAATACGAGGTATTATCTAGGGCTGACTTTCTGTGCTCAATGATTTGTTCTCGCCAAGCGTCTGGGAGTCGATCGAGGAAGCTGGCGGAGGATTGCTTTTCGCTGTAGGGATAGGCAGCGAGAAGAAAATCAACAGCAACAGGATCACCAGTGTTACTGAAAATAAAGTTGTTAGCGTTAACATATTGCGCAGGGATGTAATACATTCTGCAGAAGTCTTTACATTGTTTATCTCCTCGGTCGTCCAAATGCGACTGTAGGGCAAACCAGAAGTGTCTGATCTCCCCTGCCGGTACATCGCGGTCAAGCTGGAAAACGATGCGAAACTTTGGTCTATCAATTGTAGAGCTCGCAGTAGAATACACAACATAATTCCAGCGACCAATCCTACTATGAAGCTCATCTTTTAGGTCTCCTTCAAACACCCAGTCATCAATATCAACAGCACACCAGCCTGCCCAAGCAAGTACGTTTTTGTTGGATCGTGTAGTCCCAGCTTCATACACAGCCGGTGAAATAAGTTCTGCATTCTGTTTACCCTCCAAAGGTCGTTCAGATAGTTTATACAAGAAGTTGCTAAAGCGTTCCCAAGACTCAAAGTCCATACGACGATGAGTCTTGTTATCATATACGAATCGTTGTTGTTCTTCCCACCACCGAGGTGATTTGAATACTGTTAACGAGTATGTCACGAAAAGAATTCCTCTAATGATGCCTTAGGCTCAATTTCCCATCCAACCGCATCCAAGATAGAGGAAAGTGGTTCAATGAAAGCGTTCTCGAACATCTTATTATAGTCAATAAACCGATGAAGGTCAAGCTCTTTAGGAAGAGTCTGAGGATACGCGATGATGTTCTCTTTGATAGGGTTTGGAGTCTTCAAGTAGACGAACTTGATCTTCTCACCGTTCTGAATCTTCTCATAACGCTGCTCCAAGCCCTTCTCCTTGATGTAGTGGTTGTACAACAGAGAGCCACGCACATGGATCGGACAAGCCTTGCCATAGATTGTCTTACGATCAATATGCTTATCGATATCAGAGACACCACGAGGGAATGAGATCTGCTCAGGAGTCAACTTGCTAAACTCCTTACGGAAGTCAGCAATAAACTTCTGAGTGGTCTGCTCATCAGATGTCATAATGATCTCGAACGCTTGCTTGAACTTATCGCGACAGACCTGAGGAGTAGACGACTTGACAGCTTCAATACCCATCATCTTTAGCTTAGGCTTAGCATACTGCACACCTTCACTGTTGTGCACGTTTAAGATGTAGTGCTTCTTAGCAACCCAGATCCCACGATCAGCAATAACTTCTCGCTTCATAACCATACGATTGTCGTATGCATTGACAGTTGTAGCAAGCTCTGCATAAGCCTTCTCGAGGATCTTCTCGAAGTGCTCAGCACATACCTTATCCAAGAACTTAACAGGATCCTTAGGGTTGAACTTGTTAACAAGAGCTTCCATATTGATGTACAGCGAGTCAGTATCGATTGCAATCACATAGTCAACATCCTTTGTCTCGAGCAGCTCGTTCATAGTCTTGTTGATTGAACGCTCAGCCCAGCGAATAGCAAGCTGACCACAAGTTGTGATAGCTTCTGCGATGCGAATGTCAAAGTAACGGAAGAAGTTGTTACCTAGAGCACCATACAAGCTGTTCATAAGAATCTTGATAGCCATCTGCTGGTTCTCAAGAGTATTGATCTCATTCTCAAGAGCTTTAGTCTTGTTCTGCTCATACTTCTGCTTGGCTGCAAGCATCTGCTTCTTAACAGCTACACGCTCAGCATAATACTGATTAATGATCATCGGAATCACACCTTGCTTGTCCTTACGGAAGCGTGTTCCAGTAGCAGTCAGCGTATAGTCACCACCAGCTCGTTCGATTGCAGATACATTGCCAGCAAGATACTGATCAGGATCAATGCCGGCAATCTTACCCTGAACAAGAGTTTCAATTGACATATTGTACTGAACAATCGTCAAAGGATACAGTGAGTTAAGGTCGAATGATGTCACCCACTTGTAGCTTCCAGGAATAGGAGCCTTGACATATGCACCAGGATACTGCTGCTTCTGCTGCATTACCTTAGGTGGAACGACAGTCTTCTGAGCATGTAGGATCCGATAGATGATTGAGTCCCAGATCGAAGTAGTGCCAAACGTCTCTGAGAAGTTAACACCACCCCGATATGCCATAACCATAGCAAGAGTAATCAGACCCATCTTCTCTTCAAGACGATCAACCAACTCAACGTCCTTGATGTTATAGTCGATAAACTTCTGGAAGTCCTCTTTGTACAGAGTGTGAAGGTTGCCATACTCCTCGTATGACAGCTTCTCATCACCTAGCACTACGTGTGCAATGTGACCTAGCTTGTATGATTCTTGTTGGCCATACGAGTAGCCAAACTTCTTAAACAGATCAAGATAGTCAAGCTGCTGGATGCCCTCAAGGTCATAAACGTGCATCTCACGTCCACCTTGCATAGGAATAGTCTTAGCGTTGACAGCTAGCCAAGGGCTCATCTTCTTGTAGACATCTCCACCAATCACGTTCTTGATACGGTTGACCAAGTATGGAATATCGAAGCTGCGAGTGTACCAACCAGTAACAACATCGGGACACATGCTAGGACTATGCCAGAAATGAACAAAGTCGAGCAGCAGAACTATTTCATCTTCACATTTCTTGTATCGGATCTTAGCTGGGTCGACGACTGGGCACTTTGAGGGGTCGTAGTCTTCCAATCCCCAAACATAGTAGATGCCATCGATATTGTTCTTACAGGTGATTGATATGACAGTGTGGGCAGCTTCGTCAGGGCCAGGGAACCCCTGGTCAGATGCCACCTCGATATCGAGAGTGGTAACGTTGACTTTGTCTCGTTCAAACTTAATATCTTTCCCGTAGTGTTCGGTAATGAATTGCGTCACATAGTTAGTTGTGCCGTAGACAGTGACATTATCAACACCCTCATACTGCTTCATGAAGTCACCAGCGTCACGCATGGTGTCGAAGCCACGAGGCATAACATTCTGCCCTGTCAGAGTCTTCCAACCAGTATCTTTGTCGGTTGGAGTGTACAATGTAGGCATGAAGCGGATCTTCTGAGCAATGCGTTTGCCTTGCTTGAATCCACGAAGAAGAATGTCATTGCCATAGCGATTAACTGAAGTGTAAAAGTCCAAAGTAGTCTCCATAATATACTGCTATAATTATACAACAATTAAGCGTGTTTAGCAACAGAAAAAGGGCGCCAAAGCGCCCTTATTTATTTTTGCCGTTGATGAAGTCAAGCTCTTCGTCAGTATAGGGCCACATTACTTGCCTGTGCCTTTTCTCTCTGGAAGAGATTTAAGATATGAGTGATCTGGATCTAACATATGCTTATTGTCTTGTAGAAACGAAAGAATACATTTCCTGAGCCTTCTTGGTCAGTTCTTCCATACTGTAAGGGGCATAGACGTTAGCTGCTTTTGCTTCCTCAATGGTAGCTTTGCCAATTTCCATCATCTTCTCCCAGTACTGCATGTTCAAAGCGGCTTGCTTGTCCATATAGTCTTTGGCCAGCGCCATGATGTCGGCACGAATTTCAAAGGGGTCTTTATTTGACATTGTCGTCTCCTGTGTGTGTGTTTTGGTTGTTTATGGACGGTATCTACCAGCAGCGATATCGTCGATATCACCACGAGTAATACCCATGTCCCACAAATCGCGGTCAGTTAGTCGATTTAATGCTTTATATGTTTCGCGATAGTGTGAGTATTTAACAGGGGCGTAGAATAATCCTACGATTGCCTGCAAAATAGCTTTTAGTGTGTGTGTCATAACTCTCTCTTAATCTTTACTATTTTAGTGCACGTTTATTTAGGAGAGAACACCTATTCCTCTAAGGAATATCCGTTATACCTCTAAGTACTCTCCAACAAAGAACCGTTCGATTCTTCGACCCCACCACATGCACTCTTTGCACCACAACTCTAAGTCTCCATCGTAAACGGTGTATGGGTCCTTCATCTTGTGATACTGTTTGTCAATAATCTCAGTGAGGTTGGGTACATTATAGTACTGTTCGATGTAGTTTGTCAACTGCTTATAGAATAAATCTTTGTTCTGTGCAATCACAAGTGCTGTAGATTCCTCATACTCCCAGTAGATGTTGGAGATCTCGGGGTTCTTTCTACCCCAAGGAACCTGACGATCTAACACTTTCCTGATCAGTCCTCTGGTGATTGCGTGCTCTTTGTTAAGAAGAGTGTTGTGCGTTTTGGTGTATTCAAACAGATTATCGTAGAATGTTCGACTAGAGATCCCTTGCTTCTTTAGCTCGATAGCAACAAGTCTGGTCCATCCTAGGAAGTGAGTGGCAAGCATGAACCACTTCCACACAGTCATATCAACGTAGTCGTCAGTAGTCATTGTGCTTGATGATGTGACCATGTCGTTGATCTCTTGCATGATCTTTTCAGTTGGTTGCTCGTGATGAACAAATGCAGGAGCTGTTTGCGTTATCTTTAACTTGTACTTGTCAAGATACTCTGGATCACCAAATGGTGTATTGGGCAACACGACAAGGTTGTTAATTGTAATGTATTCATTATAACCAATATCATCGATTAGAGTATACAACCCATCCTTAAAGCTCTGTAAAGACTCCTCGGGCAAACCTAATATCAATTCAACATAGGCTGGAACTTTTAACTCTCTCAGTAGATCGACCGTTTCTTTTAGTGTTTCTCGCTCCGGAGCCGGCCGTTCAATAGCGTTTAGTGTGGCAGGGTGCATAGACTGCAGCGCAATCGTTACACCCTTGTTTAACTTAGCTTCTTGTAGTCTCTTAGCAATCTTGAACAAGAATGGCTTCTTATTCTTTGCCCAAACAACATTAAGAGCATTTGGAAATCCTGTTTGATTTCGTGTGGCGATAATATACTCAGCAATCTCCATATGCTCTGGAAACATTCCAAAGTTATTATCCACAATATGCATGTAATCGATTTTGTACTTTGACACCCAATCGATTTCAGTGTACATCTTTTCTGGCGATTGACGTTCGACCTTAGTGAAAAACTTATCACCAACCTCACAGAATGTGCATGTGTAAGGACAGCCTCGGCTGGGCTCTAGGATAGCTTCAACATTGTGGGTGTGATTCTTCACCGCCATCAGCTCATCAAACAACCCATCAATATACGGGCTGGGCATTTGATTGATGTTTCTAACTCGACGTTCTAATGGGTTGACAAACTCTCGTGTTGAGATTCCGTTGACGGTTTTGATATCACGGCCCTCAGCAATTGTGACAAGCAGGTTCTCAAACACCAGCTCGCCCTCATTATGAACAATTACATCAACATACGGGCGTTCATCTAAGAACTGCTGACATCTGCCGTGCTTAGGCATACCTAAGCCACCGTAGACAATAATCACATTGGGATTGATCTGTTTTAACTTCTGACAGATCTCATCAGATACACGGACGTTCCATATGAAGTACGATACTCCAAGCACATCAATATGTTTTAGTTTGTCAACGGTGTCATCAACTGAGAAGTCTTCATTGAGAACATAATACCAATCCTTAGCAGAGAACGTGTAGTTGTCAGCAATTATTGGGTTCTGTCTACAATAACTCCACACACAACCTGTTGAATAGGGCAACTTAGCTTGGTTGGAGAACACATGGGAAAGTTCAATAAACCCTATTTGCAAAATATGTAAACTTTCTTATATCAGAATAGTCGGCCTGTGTGACAATCTTTGCAGGCTGATCTTTCTTTTCATTAAAAATGCTGAGGCCAACTGCTGCAGTCTCAGGAGTCATGTAGTAGTGATATCCAAGTTCAGCAATGTCGTCATCAACATACATCACACCCGAGTGAATAGATCTTCCATCATATCTCATCTTTTGTAAACGCTTATAAAGCTCATAATCGTCAAGAAGTATCATTCCACCTTTGCCAACGTTGATATGCTTCTTGTGACCAAATGATATACACATTAGTTTGCCAGCAACGTATCCATCACGTTTCCAACATGCTGCTGCATCAATGACACTATCGGTCATGTAGTAGTATTCAGTCCACTTTCGTTCAATGTACTGACGATGCCGGTTGATCTTCTCAAGCATCATAGGAACAGAAACATATGTATTGGTTGGACAGTACACAATCTGCCACGGATGTAGCTTTAGACTTAACTCAAGAGCGTGCGTGCAACAGTCAACTGCGACCGCATACTTAGCGCCCCAGAAAGCTGCGACAGCCTCCTCGAATTGGAACAGTGGATCAAAGTCACTCATTCTAAATGGCACCACAAATCGTTATAATCTTTACAAATTGATTTAAAAACTTCTTGATTGTGTTTTGATATTTTTCTGTTTGTGTAAGCTAACATTCTAAGATCCGTTTTATTCAATCGTTGAACTTCCTTTATAAGCAAATTCATTCTTTCAACTGGGTCTGGATCACTATCAAACGAGTAATCAATATAGTTGTATCTTTTAAACCCAAGTGATTCAAGATATGGTAAAATGTTTTGATATCCATGCCAAATGAAAGGTAACCCTGCAACTATTGGTTTAAATATCTTCTCAGTTAAACTAGGCGCATATGAACCCGTTTCTAATACAATGTGGACATAACTATCTAAAACTTGTGGTGGTATAAAGTATTCCTCCATCGTTTGATACATGTCGCGTCCAGTTATAAGGTTACCATTTTTATCAAAGGTTCTGTGCTGGAAGATTTTTTTAGCGGCTTTTACTTCGTCAACCAGTTTTGGATCATTGGTTGCATTTTTTATATAGTGTACAGCATTTTCATGCGCTATATAATTCAAATCTCTTTTCTTATCAATCATATAAATGCTGTAAAAAAACTTATCATTTAATAAATTTAGATCGTGGCATTTAGCTAAAAACACAACTCTAGACCATCTATTATAT